GCCGCCGCATCAAATCTAGAAGTTCCAGAAAATCCAGCAGCGCCAGATACAGTCAATACATCTTCTAGAATAACTGGATTATCAAAAGAAACGTCGTTATCAAACCTAGCAACTCCGCTAACGTTTAAAGTTCCTAGGCCAGTTACATTTCCAGAAACTAATAATCCAGAAGCGATTTGAAAATCTTCTCTAGCATAAGAAGTGTCTTTTAGATCAGCCGCTCCACTCACTGTAAGAGAGTTATTAAAGACAGAAGGCTTGGAAGTATAAACAGTAGCTCCCGTGCTTGATACACCTAAAGCTCCAGTAACATAACTTCCAATCTCGCCAGACTTAATCTGCTTTAAACCTATAAGACTTTGCGGCATTTTTATTAATTACACCTTTTTATATCATTCTTGGCGAAAAAGTAGAGACTTCTTTTATTTTTGATGATGCTTCTATCTCAAAATAAAACTTTGTCGCCCAGTTTGCTAACATTAATGTAGTATAATTATCTTTTCTAGCTCTATTAGGAGACATGTCTCTTTTTAGATGTTGAGGTAGATCAAAGGACTGAGATCCTTTTGCAGAAGATTTTACTTCGATTAACGCGCATTGCTTTTTCGTTTGATATATAATATTATCTTGGAATTCAATGAAATCTAAAATAGATTCATGACCGACGTTATCTAAATTAACGTGACAAGAACTTTGTATATCGAAAGCTTCGTTATTAGCAGAAGTTCTAGAAGCAAACCAAACTTTTTTATGATCAATACAAGCTTGTAAATAGTTATTTGCTTTGCGAATAAAATCTGTTGTAAAGTTTTGCTTAAAACAAATATGTCCTTTTTCTAAAGTATATTCTCTTGCAGCTTTACGAGTCATATTTATATACTCATTGCCTTCAAGAGATGTATCAGCTTCGAAGAATCCTAAATTAATATTAGACTTCTTAAATAATTCGCTTTCTCTTGCGCTATCAATAAACTGATAACCAGCATTATCAATGCATATCATTACAATATTAAAATTTGTCATTAAATAATACAAATAACTAATATGAGCTTTTAAATTTCCACCAGCAACTGCATATCCATGAACCAACGTTCCTTGTTTACGTTCTTCGTCTAATTCGAAAACAGACATAGCGAAATAGTCAGAACTTGGGCTATTAGAAAAGCTTGGATCGATTCCTAATATATATTTAACATTAGACTTTCCTTTAATTAAAGTATATGGAGCTTCTCCATCAGGAATTGTGCATTCATGCATCTTCTTCGCGCTAAAATATCCATCGCTACCATCTGTAAATTGGGCGCAATATTCTCTTAAAAATGAACTATGAGAAGTGCCGCCGTTTTGAGCTTCCTCAATAACGGTATTATCAATCATGTGTGTTGGCAAAGCTTCATAACTCATTTGAGCTATAAAGTATTTAGCGTCGTTCTCTTCATTGGAATAAATTTTATCATTCCATTCTTTATAAGTTTTATATAAATTCTCAAATGTAAAAGAAGCTGAAGAAAGAGCAATCATTTTTGAGGTATTTGGAAATACCATTCTTTCTTCTTCTTTCATGAGTCCATCTTTAATCAACTTGTCTTCAATTTCTCGTATTTCCATACGCTCTTTCATGTTTTGAGGAGCGACAAGGAATGGCATCAATACATTTTTAATAATATCTTCTGGGAGCAGTAGATATTCGTCTAATAAAAGGATATTGGCGCGAAAACCACGAATCTTTTCTCCGTTGAGAGGAATGGCAGTAATGGAACCTCCATTAATTTGCCATTCATATTGATCGTTACGTTTAGCTTTCACGCCAAAAGCTTGTTGAAGAAGTTCGCCGCCTTTTGAATCAACTATCTTCTCTAAATAATTAAAAATAAAACGCGCAGTTCTAAAAGTTGGTCCAGCAATTAATATTTTAGTATTAGGCTCAAATACGCATTGAAGAAAACAAAATACACTGCCTAAAAAGCTTTTGCCGCAACCACGGCCAAGAACATTCAAACAAAAATTACGATTCATCATACCTTTGAGAATCATTTCTTGGTATGGCGCAAGTTTAATTCCTGACAACAACTCAGTTGTAAATCCAATATTATTTCTTAGAAATTTAGCTAAAGTAACGCGAGCTTCTTTATCATCAAGTTCTCCTTTAAGAAGTTTATACTCTTCATTTAAATCAGGAAATTCTGCTTTATATTTATCGGGACAGTAAATCATAACTTCTTTATATCATATAATAACTGAAGATCGTAATTTAATGATATATCTTTATTAACAAAGATTTTCTCTATTACTCTTACGCATTCTTCTCGACCATCTACAAATAAAAATTGCACGTTCTTATATGTAGTCATTAACGTCCGAACTTTATGAAATATAAAATCAGGATTTACTTTTGTATTTCTAGCTATATACGGAAGATAGTTAAATCTTAAACACGTTGCCAAATCATTCTCAACTACCACAACAATAGAACTATTGTTCTCTGCGGCTCTTTCTATCTCCCGGCAAAATCTATCGTATCCTGCGGCCAAAGTTCCAATAAAATCTTTTAACGACTTTCTTTCGATAAAAGTATTTCCAGATATGTCTAAATTCTCGAAACAATAATCTCCGAAATCTAATTTCTTTACTTGAGTTAACCTAGGAAACTCTAAAGGCTTTTGCTCTCTTGTGTCTACATAAATACAATAGTTATCAACTATGTTGTCAATTAAAAGTAAGTCTTTTGGATTTAAAAACTTCTTTTCAAAGCCGTTATTATCACAGTAATCATAATAATCACCAATAACAGTTTCTAAAAAGTTAATACTAGGAATTCCAGAAGACTTTAACTCGACTTGAGAAAATGGATATATAGATTTCTTTTTCTCTTGACGTTTTTGCAACAATCCTTTGCAATAATCTCCAACTATTTTAGGATCTGAAGACTTCGCCCACTTTTTAAAGTTTATCTTTGAATTAAAGTCAGACTCGAAATACTGATCTTTATTCTTGAACTCAATAACCTCACCAGTTAATAAATCCTTGCGAGGATAATAATGCTGATAGTAATCTGATACTGAGATTTTATGAGATTTTAAATGAGCGTGTAAACTTTTGTCATTATCAAAATCTTTATTACAGAATTTACAATTAACCATTTAATATCTCCTGTTTAGAAATGCCTAGTATACGGCACTTTAATTCGTCCATACCTTCTAGCTTTGTAATTTCTTCGTCCAACGTTCTCTTTCGCATTTCTGCTAATTTGATCATCTTTACTCTAGACTCTTCTTCTTTCCAAGCTTGAATAAGATTTACGATACTAGCATTTTGCTTGATTTGACTGCCTAATCTATCAGAACGTTTTGTTTTTAGATCATTAACAAGTTTTTGTTGACGACTGACGCATTGATTATATTCTTGCTGCGCCGTATTAATAGATTCAACAAGACCCATTGAAATTCTAGCGTCGTTATCTGCGGCTCCTTCTAATAATCTCTGCAACTTTTCTACTCTTCGCTGAATGCTAGAAGCAATAACAACTTCAGAAGACAATATAATATATTGATCTACTTCTTCTTCTGTAAGATCGTTTTTATCGTATGTATAACGAACAAAAGAGCTTTCAAAAAGATCTCTATCAACATTACTGTCATAAGAATTAATTTGATGCACGAATCTATAAGTATTGATATACTTTAATAGGCATTCTAAATCTTTTTTATGTCTAGAGTTTAAACTTTCGCGCTTTAAATTTAAATCATATACATATCTATTAACTTTATTAATCGCTTTATCTAAAGAACGAGGAGACACATAATCTTCTTGCGCGATTTCTTCTTGTTCTTTGTAAATATCTTCTGGAAGTATATTCTCAGAAATAAATTTGGCGACAATTCTAGTTTCATTGTTCAAATTCGACAATGTAGGATTATCAAATATGATTCGTGTTATTTCTAACGCCTTCATTGTTTTGGCGTTATTTAAAATGAACTGTTTATTTTCGTCTGTTAAATCTGGCGCTTTTTTAGACTTGTATTCATGAGTGCCTCTAGCTTTTAGACTTCTTTTCGCTAGAAACGCTTGAACATATTTACCTTCTTTACAACGGCCATCTAAATCAGGAGAATTTGGATACGCTAATCTAATCAATTCTATCAAAGAAGGAGGATCATCAGGACGATTGTTCCATTCGTTAACGATAATATTTTGCTGTTCTTCTGTTAACATATTAATAAACGTCTATTCCGCCGTTATGGATATTTATCTTTATCTTCTTGATAATAGCTTTTTGCATGTTCTTTATCTGCTTATATCCAGGATTTCTATTTTCCTCTGTACTCTTATAGCCCATCTTTTTCGCCGCTTGTTTTTCCGTCATTTTCTTTATATACAACATTTCATACAACTTCCATTCTAAAGGCTTCAAAAACTTTTTCATTTTCTGATCTAAGTCTAATTTGAACTTATCAATGTCAATAGAATCGCTGTAACTTGTATCAACGCAATTTTCTAAAGACTCAAAAGACACAGGCATATTTAAATTATACGCATGTTTCTTATTTTTCTCCCATTCTTTATATAATGGGCAATTTGAGCATTGTTTTCCAAACTTCTTACATCCTTCATCAGGTTCAGCTTCAGGACATTGGGCGCAAGGTTTAATAAAATTCAGATAATTATTGCGGATTAAATTCTTTATCTGATTTGATATTATTCTATTTACCCAAGGAGCTAAAGGCTGCTTAGGATTATAAAGATGCCACTTTTTATAAATATGAATTCTAATGATCTGTGAAACGTCATCGAAATCTATCCAAGTTAAGCTGGACAGATTCCATTTATTCCTTCTTTTACTTATTTCGTTGTCGATTATACTTATCGACTCTTCAAAAGAAGGTGATGACTTTTTCTTTTTCATTATTGGTTTTTAATCGAACCTGCTTCTCTTCTAAAGTCATCCATAGAATATCCGCCGCCTTCATTACTTCTTTGAAATGTTTCGCCGCCTGTTGAAGATCCAATTACATTTTCTATTTTTATTTTGAAGTTATGATCTTTTTCAATTTCAACGTCTAATTTAGAAGCGCTAAATGCCAAATCTGTATCAATTGGTGCGCCGTCATCATCTTCATCAACATCATCTTCTACAATTGGGGCGCGATATTGTGGGCGCGTAGCTTTTGGTGCTGGCTTATTTTGTACAGTTGAAGCCGCCGCGACCTTTGTATTAAAAGGGTTGCCACAATTAAAGCAGAAATTGGGCTTATTGTTAGATTCGTGCGGCGACCCACATTTTTGGCAGTATATCTTCATATATTATTATATTACATTTATTTAGAAGATTTTAGTTTATTAACGATAAACTTAACAATTTTCGATCTTACAATGTCTTCTTCATCAAATGTGAATGTGTGTATTCCCATAGCTTTACTGTCTTCATCAGAGAATAAATGGAATAAATCTTCAAAGCCGCCAGCTTTATTTGGCGGCAAATCTGTTTGCATAGGATCGGCAAGAACGAAACAACGACTAAATTCACCTAGACGAGTAAGAACTGTAACTATTTCTTTTTTTGTACTGTTTTGACATTCGTCGAGGATAATAGACTTTGCCGCCCAACTCATACCGCGAGAATAATTAATTGGATACATCGAAATCCGCTCTTCTTTTTCCAACTTGTCAACTTCGGCGCGAGGTAATAGTTCATCCAACTTTTCCAAAAATGGCAAATTGTAGAACTGAAGCTTTTCACTTGCATCTCCCGGCAAGAACCCAATCTTGCTATCGCTGCTTTCTACCGCAGAACGAATATATATAATATCAGAAACTTTTTTCTCATTTAGTAACAATAATGAAACATAAGTAGCAATAATACTCTTAGAAGTACCAGCGGGGCCATTAACAAATATAATACGAGTGTTTTTATTTGTAGCTAATTCAATAAATTGCTTTTGCTTTTCAGTCCATTTTAAAGATCGTACACTTAAAGAGTCTTTGATTTTTTCTCTTTGAGATACTTTTGTAGACTCATCAGCTTTTTTTGATTTCATTTTATGTAATTAGAGTATTATAACAAAAATATACATATATATTAAAATTAGTATATGTAATAGGCGGTTTCTCGAAAATACGACTCCCGTATTTTTTACCCATTAAAGAATATAGAAAATACCTTTTTCTTTATTTTTTTAAAAATAGGGGGGTATGTATATTATTTAAATTAGGAGAGAATAAAGCAGTTATATATAAAAGGAGAATTTTGAGTATGGGAGAATATAGTATATATGTAAAGGAGTATTTTTAATTGGGGAGAATGATATTAATCCCCTCCCCCCTGCTAGGCAAAAGTCAAGTCCGAATTTTTTTGAAAAATGGGGGGGTTGGCACGGTATGTGCTGCATGCAGGTTGTGTGCCAAGTGTCTGCGTCCAGGCGAAGAAAAAAAAAGCGAAAAAAGTAAAAAAAAGTATCTGAAAGAGTTGACAGCCACCGAGTTCTAGCCCATAGTGTGTCCATGCAAAACGAAATGAACTTCACGGTCTACATCAACGGAATCGCCACCTCCATCATGGCTGGCAATCAGTTCCACGCTCTCAATCGTGCGCGTAAGATTCACGCCAACGCCAACGTGAGCCTCAAGGCTCCGTTCCGCAAGGCGAGTCGAGTCCAGACAACGTACCGCAGCAACGGACGTTCCTTCGGTGTGAGGGTGTTCGCGGACGGCACGACTTGGGATCTCGATTGAAAAAAAAGTAAAAAAAAAGTAGACAGAAAACGCCAACTCCACTAAGGTAACACCATGACAAACGACTTTGCCACCATCAGCGCCGAGAACAACCTGAGCAGCATGATCACCCTGAGCATCGAAGAGATCAACGAGGCGAACGCATGGTTCGACATGGTTTCCGCTCAGTTCGACGAGGCGGAAGCAACATGGGATCGCCTTGCTGAATACGTTGACAACATTTAACACAACAACAATCACACATCTAACACAACAACATATGCAATACAACTATACATTGGACAACGACACTCGTTTTACTATTGTTTATCATCTTGAGCAACGGTTGCAACACATTGATAATCTCTTGAAAGAGGCGCAGTCTCTTAAGATAGAGAACGCTGTGTCACACTGGGCGACTGAGAGTGATACTCTTAATAATGCAATTAAGACAATAAAGAGTCAAACGAAAGCTCAATTCTAATATATATACACATGGATATACATATGTCAAATGTAGCGATTGTGTGGCTTTCTGTAAGTCTCATCGTATATATACTCGTTAGATATGTAAGCGAGAAGCAAGCATAGTAGTACAAGTGGTGGGGTTGTAGTAGTACAGCCCCACTTGCTTATACTAGTATAGCGTATAGAGTTACGTCTGGGGGGGAAGGGGGGGTCCCCCCACACTGTAAGTCTACCACAGTCTCGCGCTCGCGTCAAGCGTTTTTTTCACAAAAAAAAGATTTTTTTTCGCACGATTTTTCTTGACTACCTTTCGATTCTGTGAGCGAAAGTCCAGGTTCACGCCCAAAAAAAAGTAAAAAAAAGTGAACGAAAGATGTTGACGGTGCGCGGTCTGGGCATTAAGCTATACGCATGAAGATTGAAATTGATTGGAAGGATCTGGTGGATGTCGAGGTTGACGGTGGCACTTCGACGGTGGCGTTCGTGACTAGCGCGTTTCACAAGGTGTGGAACAGGGATCTCACTGAGGATGAGTGTGATGCGGTTACTGCGGTGTACGGTGTTGAAATCTATAACATGGAGTTCGACAAGAAGTACTAACACAACAACAACGTAGTAGATATACTACAATAACCTTTTTTATAAATAATAATATGAAAACCAAATTAAATTCCGGCGATGTTTATCAGATCAAGAAAGGTCTGAAGCTTCGTATCGTTGAACTTGAAAAGCATCTTGCTACCGCACAACGCAACAATTGTTCTGATTCAATCAACATTTGGAAAGAGTTCTTGAGTGAAGCTAACAATGCTTTGTGTGTTTTCGAAAACAATTATAATTTTACTGCTGGAGAATAATATGACAATGTTTGACAATGTTACTGTGACTTATAATATCCAATGCCGACAGAATGGCAAGTGGACTCTGATATTCAAACACGATATCAAGTGTGCAACAGAAGCTAACATTATGTTAGAAGATTGTTATAAG